TAACCAACATACGTCATACATCGCGTTGTGAAATATAAATGTAGAGTCTTGTTTAAATAAATCTTGTAACCAATTTAAAACTAATTTTTTATCCATGTTGCCACCACCATCATGAGCTATTGGATAATAAGCTGACCATCCTTCTACTGCTACTGCAACTCCTACAATTTTACCACGACCAATCACGTTCCCCGATCCGAGTTCCATTAAGTCCGGATCACAGGTCTCTAAATCTACTGCAATTTCTTTATGACCGCGTAGATCTTTTAATTCTTCTGGAACCACCCATTCTGTTTGTGGTGTAAATAAAACTTGTTGAAATGTTCGCGTCATTTATTTTTGTAATCTCTTTCTAAAATCATTTCTAAATAATGAATTGCTTTTAAAATATCTTCTTTCTTACCTTTTAATCTATGACGACAAATGTATTTAATTGCATTCCCTTCAGCAAACGGTAAATTGTTTTCGTTAATGAAAACAGATGGTTGTATTGCCATTTGTTTGTAGTGCTTACCACCGACTTGTCTAAAAAATACTTTATTACTCATATAATATATGCTTTGTTAAAATCTCTTGGATCTACAATGTGAAGTTCTTTTTTAGCTCTAGTGCATGCAGTGTAATATAATCTATGTAAATCATCTGGATCATCTTCACTTTGCCTTACAGCTGCAGCAGTTAAATCAGTTAGAATACAAATATTATCTTGTTCACCACCTTTAAATGAATGAATTGTAGACAAAAGAATTCTAGGAGTCTTGTTTATCTTCTCACCATTTGCTCTCATATTACGAATATAATTTTCTGTAATTGTATCAACACCTTCAAATGATTCATACCATACTTTATTAGTAAGTAAACCATGATTTTGCATACAGTCATTAATTAAATACTTTTCCTCTGCTTTTAATGTTTTAGCATCTCTATATCCAGGAGTGACATTAGCTCCTAAATATTTGTATATGTTTTTTATTTGTAGATAATTTAATGGTGTATTATTTCTAAAATCTTCCCAATTACTTAATGCAAGTAATAATTCTAATGATATAGAATTAATTCCTTTGCATTGATAATACCAACCTTGTAATTCACATAAATCTTTAACATCATTTAAGAAATGATTAGCTGTTGCAAGAACTGTCCAGTTTCCTTTGGACATATCTACTTGTGTAATATCAGTATAATATTTTAAAATACCTATTTCTTCACGTGGTTTATAGTCTTTTTCATATCTATTCTTAACTCTTGATATAATTTTTTGTGATAATTCGTGTATAGGACCACCAGGAATGCGATAAGATTGATTAAGCGTCCTGACCTCGTCCACTTCATTCTTTAACGCTATAAAGTGATCTACGTCGGCCCCAGCCCACTTAAAAATGGCTTGGTCATCATCACCTGCAATATATGTTTTTTCTGCATTTTTCCATATAGATTTGATTAATTTCCATTGTAAATATGATAGATCTTGCGCTTCATCTATGAATAATACTTTAAATTTAGGAGCTAGATCCCTTTCAACAAATTCTTCCAATAGATCTGTATAATCTTTTAATCCTTTTTCTTTTTTATATCTCTTTAATTCTTGGTCAATCAGGTACAAAGTATTTCTTTCTACATCTAATAAATTTTTTCTTGAATCATAATATTCAAGGAGATCCATACCTTTGACTCTTGCTGTATTAATAATAGTTAAGTATTCATTATCTGAATTAAATATACCATCTTCCTCTGAATAAGATGCAGTCTTAATGGGTATATTACATTTGAGTCCAAATTCTCTGTAGTCTTCTGGACTCATCATTCTATCTCTAGTCATGTTTAATAATTTAAAACACAAAGAATGAATAGTTCTAAAATAAACTAAATCATGTTCAGGACTTAATTCAAATTTTTGTACAGCTCTTGTTGCAGCTTCTATTGCAGCTTTTTTACTAAAAGAAAAATAACCTATCTCTCTTGGTTTAATTCCTTGTTTAATAAATTCATCTACCAAGTTTAACAACGTTGTTGTTTTTCCTGTTCCAGGTGGACCTAGTATTATTGTTTTCATATTTCTTTAACCTCCTTTCTAATATTTCTTTTTGTAATTTTACTTTATCTAATTCTTGTTTTAATAATCTGTATTTTAAAAACCAGTTTACTCCTATCATTAAAAATGTTCCTCATGATATTTAACTTGTGATACAGAAGCATCTATCTTCTTCATAGTTTTAATTTTAACCAGTCTAGGTTCTTGACCTTTAATCTTCATTCTAGTTTCTTCTACAAAGATTTTATCTTCTTTCAAAGACTTAATTAAATTACCTGTTTTAGATTTATCCATTTCCCAATGATTCTTTTTACAAAAATTATAAAAGTCTTCCATTCTAAAATATGTAAATTCTCTTTTGTCATCTGTGTATGGAAGTTTATTAAAGATATCTTCCATTGTTCTTGCATTTTGTCTATTAGTTGTCCAATCTTGCAGTAAAGAAATAATTTGATTTTTAGGATCTAATGATTCTAAAGGTTGAATTGTTTCCATTCTTTCTATTAATGGTTTTAAATAAAATTCTCTCCAATCTTTATCTTTTAACTTTGGTATAACAAGATCTGCTTTCTCAAGTAATGCAATAGAGAACATAACAGGATTTGCTAAATGTTCTGTTTTTAACTCTACTCTTTTTAAAGTTTCTCCTTCACCTACATTTAAAAAATATTGTGGTGGATTAGAATTATATTTTTGTAAATTGCTCAACAAAGGCATAGCATCTTCATCAGAACCTATACCAAATTTTTTGGTTCTACATAAAGATGCATTACAAACATCTACAATTGGTGGAAGTTTACATCTATATTTATCATAACCTTTTTTACCAATTGATTTTAGTAGTTGTTGTACTTCACTATTATTTAATGGTTTTGTCATGTATTTAAGATTAGCTTCGACGACTTTATCTTGCCAAGTATCTGGATCTGCTTGTTTAAAATATATGGCAATATTAAACAATGCATTGTTCCTAGATCCTTCGCTAAAGCCATCGCGAGCTAATCTATTTAAACATGGAGGCCCATCTTTAAATGCTTCTTCTACCTTTTCTTCTTTGATTTGAATTTTCTCAACTTCTTCCCTGCTGCAAGCATAAACATCATAGAGCTTATAAAATTCCTCAAGTGACACAGCGGAGCCATTATCATCGAACGCATATCTTAATCCTTTGGTTTGGTTATGGTAGGGAAGATTTAAAAAATTACCTGTATCCCCACGTTCTACAAGTATTTCAGTTTGTTTAGGAAATATCTCAACACCTGAATATCCTAGTGCATCTGAAATTTTTTTAAGAGTAGACTGCATCAACGACGCAGGAATAAATTCTTTTGTAAATAAAAATACGTGTGCTCCACCAGATTTAGACCTGAATACTATAAGTGGAAGTTTTAAACTTCTTATTTTTTGTATTAAGTTTTTGTGTTCAAGATTATATTGATCAATATCAATACAACCCCACTTACAATTATTAGATTCATTAATGGGGATAATACCCAAAGCAGGATCAACACCATTAAGGTGGTCTTCCCAAAGGTTATCCGTAACCGGTTTTCTAACAATAAATGCTTTTCCTTTTTGTTTTCCATTTTCTCCACGTTCTCCTTTTTGATATTGTCCATATGCTGTTTGGAATCCAGCAAATATTTCTTTAAATTTTTCTTTCATATCTTACCATATTTATGGGGCCCGTATTACCGAGCCCCGTTTCTTAATTAACCTAGAACGGTACGTTCTCGATTATCTTATCTTCTACATCAGCTCTTGTTTGCACCGATCCTTTTTTTACGTCACCAGCAAAACCTTTTGCACTTATGTACAAAGATTTATCTTTGGTTTCTAAAATTCGATCTTGTGTTACTACCCAACCATACCAACTACCTTTATCATTTTTTTGTAAGTTAGATGATAAGTTGTATACAACACCATGCATTGGAGGAACTGCAAATCCACCTTTACCGTCAGGGATCTGAACAGTTTTCATCATTGCGTTCCACTTCTTGCTTACATTTAGCTGCGTTGACTTCATGGTAATTAAAGCTGGAGTGTAACCACCTGCTTTAGTTTCTACCATTACATAGTAAGAAGCAGTTTCTTCTAAATAGTTACCGTTTGGTAATCTAATTTTAGATCCTTCTCTCTTACCTGTAGCTATCACTGGACTGTTAGGTGCATGTAATGCAACAGGAGCTGCAGAACCTTCACCTCTTTCAGACCATTCTGGATAGTCTTTCTTATAGTAACAAGGAATAACTTTAATTCCTTTTTTACCATCATACAGTTCATTCGTAACTGTATTGTATATGTTTCCAGGTTTAGCACCTTGAACATATTTAGCATCACCTTCAGTTACCTGCGGTGATAACTGACCAAGGATTCTTATGAAAGGTAACGCAAGATCTTGTTGCGTCATGTTTTCAAAACCTTTGTCTAGATCATCTCCAAACAAAGCGACAGAACCATTGGTAGTTTTTTTTACCATTGCTTCATTAGCCATCATCGTTTCTCCATTATTTACGGGTTATTTTAGTTGTGTCTTTAATCCAAGTACTAAAGACATCAGAAGGCATGTCGAGCCCGGACTCGACACGCTCCTGAAATAAAGCTGTCAAAGTATTCCAAGCCACATCAGATTTCTGTTGTGGTTCAAAACCATTTGACGCTGCAAGGTCCAACAATTGTTGTGCCTTGTTATCTTCGCCACGACCGAACGTAACAGAAACATTATTTTTAATAATGTCTCCAAGTCCGTTATCACGAAGCCATGCATAAGCTTCTTCCCTTTTGCTATCATCTTTGGGAAGAGTACATCTGTATTCTCTTTTGACTGTTACAGATGAACCATCAGCTAATTTCAAAGAACTTAAACCTTGCTCCGCCAGGAGTTCAGGTATAACTCGTTCACTAATATCTCGCGCCATTGTTTTTAGATTATTTACATGCTCTTCAGCTCTTGTAATATCATCCTCTAAATCTTTTAATTTTTTACACTGGTCCGCTATTGTTGTTACTTCTACATTATCTAAAAGATCTGTAGAATCTTCTAACATCATTTTTTTTACATCATCACTCATAGTTATCCTTTCTGATAGAGATCAAATTCAATTGGGTAGTATTTAAACTCTCTACGATCCCATTTCAAGAGTTTAAATTGGCCATTGGTCATGTCACTTGCTATAGCACAGGAAATACCAATGACCGCCGGATCTCCTGTAAGCAATATATAATCTTGCTTTCTAAAATCTTTCAAGTTCTTTCGCATCTTAAAAACAAAAGGTGCGGCATTAAATGCAACTTGATCAAAGTAAGCAAGGCATATAACTAAATATCCAAAATTAGAAGCGCTTAATATATTTATATTAGCTGGTGGATGTTGTAATACATATACAAAATTTTCTTTAGGATTCTCTTTTTGGAATTCTAAAAATTCTACAAGACTTTTGTCTTTATATAATTCAAATATTTTATTTTTCATTCTTATTTTCTCTCTTGACAAAGCATATAATGATGTTTATTTATTATGTCAATAGAAAGAATTAAATTATTTATGGTAAGAGATTACAGATATAAAACCAAGCCATATGAGCATCAATTAGTTGCTTTAGAAAAGTCTTGGGACAAAGAAGAGTATGCATATTTTATGGAAATGGGAACTGGTAAATCAAAGGTTCTTATTGATAATATAGCCATGCTATATGATAAAGGTAAAATAAATGCGGCCATGATTATAGCACCAAAAGGTGTTTATAGAAACTGGTTATCTTCAGAAATACCAACACATATGCCTAGCCATATACAATATAAAAGTGTATTATGGACAGCTTTAACATCCAAAACAAAAGATAAAGAGTATCAATCTTTGTTTGAAACGGACTACAACCTTCACATCTTTATTATGAATGTTGAAGCGCTATCAACTGCAAAAGGTTTAACCTTTGCACGTAAGTTTTTATCATGCCATAATACTTTAATTGCAGTAGATGAATCTACAACAATTAAAACACCAAAAGCAGCACGCACTAAAAACATTGTAAGCATTGCAAGTCTTGCAAAATATAGAAGAATATTAACAGGATCTCCTGTAACAAAATCACCATTAGATTTATATACACAGTGTAAATTTCTTAATGAAGATTTATTAGGATTTGCTTCTTATTATTCTTTTCAAAATAGGTATGCTTGTATGGTTGATAAATGGTTTGGTGGTAGAAAAGTATCTGTTATTAAATCTTATCAAAGATTGGATGAACTATCTAAATTAATAGAACCATTTTCTTATCGTGTATTAAAAGAAGATTGTTTAGACCTACCAGATAAAATTTATATTAAAAGAGAAATAGAATTAACTGATGAACAATTAAAACTATATCAATCTATGAAACTTATTGCTATGGCTGCATTAAATGGCAAGGTAGTTAAAGCTCCTCATGTTCTTACACAAATGATGAGATTACATCAAATAACTTGTGGTCATTTAAAAACAGAATCAGGAGAAATAGTTAATATTAAAAATAATAGAATTACAGAACTATTAAATTTATTAGAAGAAGTAGAAGGTAAAGTTATTATATGGGCAAATTATATTCATGACATTGAAAATATAGTTGAAGCCATTAGTAAAGAATATGGAAGTGATTCTGTTGTGCAGTATTATGGAGCAATTAAATCAGATCAAAGACAAAAATCTATAGAAAAGTTCCAAGATCCGCGTTCCTCGGTCCGATTTTTCGTGGGCAACCCACAAACAGGCGGTTATGGTATTACATTAACTGCAGCTAGTACTGTTATATATTATTCTAATGGTTATGATTTAGAGAAG